GCGCGTATGTGGCACGAACGCGTCCGCGTCCCGTCCCAGCCTCGACTCGCCCCAAACCAAAACGCGCCCCCTCCAGAGATGGACCGAGAGCCCCCCTCGCGGGTTTACGTGCGTACGTTCGTGGGTGTTTACGCGTTTACGTACGCACGTTCACACGCTCAGGTATACCCGCACGGGTTCACGCATCGGTCCCGCCAGTTCGCACCCCACCCCCCTATCAGCGCGATTCTCCGGTCCGCGCGGTTACAAAAAGATAATATATTAGAACACCTGTTTCAATCTGTAACTCCGGGCAAACCAGGGTGTTAGAGAGGCGTTAGACGGCCTATTGTTAGAGAGGCGTTAGAGAGGCGTTAGAGCATTGTAAGAGCTACTCTTGTAGAGTGTTAGAGAGGCGTTAGAAAGAGGGTTGTTAGAAGATTGTAAGACGGATGTATTTACCTACACGGCAGAACGCCCGTTCGGTAGTGTTAGACAGGCGTTAGAAGATTGTTAGACGCTACTCTTAGAGATTGTTAGAGAGGCGTTAGAGCACTATGCTTATCAAATTGGCCGGGGCGACCGGAGGGCAGACCTCTCTGACACCCCCCAACCTCCCTACGGGAGGGGGGTGTTAGAGGGTAGCTGCGCCCTTGTTAGACTCTACGTTGACAGCACCCCTCCGTGTGGTTTTTACTAGACCCATGATAGAGCTATCGCCACAAAAGGCTAGTGAGATGGCTAGGGGTCCTAAGCCTATTGTGGAAGCACGAACTCGGAAGGCACAGCAGAGTTTCTTGTTTTATTTCCGTCAACATGGCAACTTGACAGTGGCCTGCCAGCAGGCGAAGGTCGACCGCCGTACGCCTTACCGCTGGTATGAAAGGAATGCGCTCGGATTTCGGGCTGCATTTGATGACGCAGAGCAGGAAGCGATTGAATGGATTGAGAACGAATTGTACCGGCGTGCCGTAACGGGTGTGGAGGAGTCGGTTTACCAGGGCGGGCAGATGGTTGGGACGATTAGGAAATTTAGTGATCTTCTGTTAATATTTATGCTAAAGGCTAGGGCTCCCGCAAAATATCGGGATAAGTTCGAGGGGGCGAATCTGTTTGCGACGGGGGCGATATCAAATAACCTGCTTTTGGATAAAAATGAAGTCGCAAGTGCCATCGCGAACATGAGCGAAGAGCAGTTAAAAGAACTGGCCGAAAGAGGAAGGAAGCTCCCGCAAATAGTCGAAGGGGAGCTTGTGGTGAGTGGTCACTCAGACGGCTGAGAAACAGGCACTCGTAGACCAAGCGGCAGAGGTCTACGGGCGGGTTTTGGTTGCAAGAGAGACGACAGCAGATTTTGGGGAATTGGTAGCAGGGTGGCCCTGTGAAAAGCATCACAAGCGATGGTGCGTGGCGCTTGACGACGAAAGAATAAAGAAGATTATTATAATTGCGCCCCCCTCCGGGGCAAAAACTACGTGGGTCGGAGTAACGTACGTGGCAAGGAAGGTGGGGAAGGACCCAACGACCCACTTGGCTTATCTAACGTACAATGATGAAGTGGCGCAATCGAGGAGCGTCGCGGCGAGAGACTTAACACAAACTCCAGAATTTCGGTTGGTGTATCCGGGAGCGATAAAGGATAAGAGGAAGGGTTGGGGGGAGAAGGAGTGGTATCTCCAAAGGCCAAACAGGGGAGACCCCGACCCGACGGTAAGGGCAGCAGGATTGTTCGGAGCGGTCCTGGCCTATCACTTTAACGAATTGGTACTGGACGACCCACACGACCCGGAAGATGTGCTTAGTAAGACCATGCGCGAGCGTGCGTGGAACCGGATTGAGCGGGTTGTGCTGCCAAGGTTGAGGCCGGACGCGAGAATGGTCGTGACAGGGTTTCGGTGGGCGGAGGATGACATTCCGGGTTATTTGATGGCGCAGGGCTACCACGAGGACAATGAATGCAATGAGACTTGTGGTATTAACGGGAAGCCCGCGACGGAATGGCATGTGGTTCACACGAGAGCAATTGAAATCGACGAAAGGACAGGGGAGGAGAGGAGCTATTGGGAGGAGGAGTGGCCGGTAGCAAGGCTACAGCAGAAGAAAGTAGAAGTAGGAGCGAGCACTTTCGCCTGCCAATATCAAGGACTGCCAGCGCCGGAAGAGGGACACATCTTCAAGTGGGAAAAGACTTACAAGCGGCTACCGGCAGGCATTGAAGGAGTGGACATCGCGCTGGATACCGCATATACGGAGGGGAAAAGAAGCGACTATACAGCAGTTGCAGCTTGGGCCTACGACGGGAGGCCGAAACCTTGGAAATACCTCGTGGAGGGGATGAGGGGAAAGTGGGAGACGCCGGAAGCCTATAAAATGATAGCAATGTTCCGGCGGAAAATTCAGAGGCAATTTCCGATGTTGCCGGTCCGGGTATTAGTAAGGCAGAGGGTTGCGATTGACCTAATTGCAGCGCAACACTTGAGAGCGGCGGGTATTGATGCTGTGGCTGTAAAAATGCCTGGAGGTGGGGAAGAGATTAAAAAGGCGCTGGCGAAAATGGCCGCGCCAGAGTTTGAAAGTGGGAGGATGCTGGTGCCGGAGGACGGGGGAGTTTGGCTTGACGAGTGGCGGCACGAACACAAAATGTACCCACAGGGGCAACATGATGACTACGTTGAGACGACAATAATCATCACACAAAGGCATAAGAGTGGCGGGACGGCAGGAGTGACCAAGGTTCCCATGAAAAGGACGGAGAATAAATGGCTTGCCAACACCACTGGATAATAGAAAGTCCCAATGGCCCTGTGGCTCCAGCAATATGTAAGAATTGTGGGGCTGAGAGGGAATTTGGTAACTCTTTTATGTACGAGTCGAGTCGGGAAGAGAAGCAGTTTAAGACGCATAAAATGTCTTTAATGGTGGACCCCCAATACTATCCGAGGGGTCGTAGAACTTGGGGTTCTCGGCTTGCTTGATATAACTGCGCCCCCAACAATGAGTATGGTCGGACTCCGGAAGCTGTATGACCAGCTAAAGGAATCCCACAGGCGTAGGGCCGCGCTTGATAAGGAATTGGATGACCTTTTCTTCAACGAACATAAGGTGGAAGTGGTAGAGTCGCCAGTGTTGGGTGTGGAGCCGGAAGTTTTGAGGTTGGGGCGGGTTCCAAGCGCAATAAACCTTATTGAGGGTCTGTTTGACCAATACCCGGTCTATTCAGTGATTGCGCGGGGAACCGGCGTAAACGCGCAGAGAGAGGCAGAGAGAGTTGAAAGGGTTATAAACGCTATTGTGAAGCAGGCGGAAAGGGAGGGTCGGGAGGACACTTACGACTTAACGAAGCAAGATGTTTTCCGATTTGGACGGAGTTTCGAAACGGTGGTTAGGGCTGACCATTATTGGGATAAATACCCAGAGCCGAATCCCAATAAAAGTGATACGGCTTACAACAAAGAAACCGAAAAATATAAAGCACAAGCCCCGCTACCGATAATTATTCGGCATGTTCCTATCGCTCCTAGTGTAGATGGGATTCAAGCCCTTCCGCTTTTGGCAGGAAACCGGATGGTTAGGTTTATTCGGGTTCACGAGATGCAAGTATCGGAAATACTTGACCGGTTTGGTGTGGAAGGTCAGGGTAGAAGGCCGGAATCCTTGCTAAGCATTAGGGCGGCATTGGGCGGTGAGGGCGGATTGGAGGCCGGGGTTCCGCCGCTCTTGTTGACTGACACGCTCAAGTGTATTGAATACTTTGACCCCGTGCGGATTGTCTATGCGATTATCGACCAAAGGTATGAGGGAATCGTCCGCGAGTGGAAACATGAGCAGGGGTGTCTCCCTGTGGTGATGTTCGAGGGAATCGTTACGGGCGACCCGCACCCGGAGCGAAGGTGGAAAGCAGTTTACCATGACGCTAAGGAAGCGGTTCTCCATGAGGACCGGCTCGCCAGCCGTCAAGCCACGAATGTTCGAATTAACTATTACAAGAGCTACTACGGGCTGGCTGACGAAAACGTGGTGGAGGGAAGCAAGGGAAGGACTATTGAGTTTACACCGGGGCAGTTGACAATCCTACATGGCCTCAAGCAGTTTGGAGCCGTGGATACGCAATCGGTTTCCCAAGAGGCTCAACTTCTTGAGGCTAAGTTGGAAAGGATGCTGGAGCTTCATCTTCTTCCGAGTGTTCTTATGGGTGCACAGGGAGCTAATGAGGAGGCGTCTTGGGGGACGAACATTCGGCTTCGGCAGGCGGAGAAGCGATTTAAAACTATTGCTGGTCACTTGGCATCGGGTCGTGTCGAATTAGGTCAGGCCATTATGCGAGTGATTATGTCGATTGGTGAGAGGGTTTACGCGATTGACGATGAGGATAAGGAGTGGTCGATAACTCCGGCGGAGGCTGAGGCGTATATTAACCGGATTAGAGTGAAGATTGAGCCTAAAACAATTACTGATTTTAACGCTAATGTGGACGCGGCGGAAGGGTTGGAGAGGCTTGGCGTTCCGAAGCGAGTTTACTTTGAAGATGTATTGGGGTATGAGCAGCCTGTGGAATTGATGCGTGAGCGCGTTCTTGAGGATGCTCAGTTTGACCCCAATTCCCCGCTTTACCAACAGACGCTCCAAGACATTTTGAAGCAGGCGGACCTCTTGGAGCAGGAGGAGGAGGCGGCGAGTGAAAGCGATGTCGCCGCCGTAATTGGTGGGGAAGATGTGGGTCCGGGGGCTGCTCAAGCCTTGCAGGAGTTGATGGGCGGTGCGGGGAATGGAGCAACGCCGACTATTCCAATCAATATGCCGGGGTTTAATCCAACACAAATTCCACCAGCAACGCCGCAAGAGCAGGCAATAGCAACTACGGGGCGGAGGCAGGGAAGGCAACCTCGACCTAGGCGGGCTCCGCGTTCGACGAGGAATCAATAATGGCCCGCAAGATTCCCGAATTAAGTCAAGACGTAGAGGAATTTGTTAAAATGGGTGCCGAGAGGGTGGTCGAGAATCGAAGGGTGCTCAGGGAGCGGGTTGGTCAACGTCCTTACCGGGGCCGCAAGCTTTCCCATGAAGAGGAGATGACGAATTATCGAGAAGGGATGCGAAGCAATCCGGAGAGTGTGAAAGAGTTCATTAAGTCGGAGCGGGATAGGTTAGGACTTCCGGAATTGACAGTGGACGGTAGGGTGCTTATTCCAAAGTCTGCGCTTGACGAGTTGAAGAGGCTGGAGCGGTTACATCGTGGGAAGGAAGAAAGTAATGGGAACTTGGTACGGTGACCCTAATCCTCCCAATACATTGAATCCTGGAGGGGGATTTCCCACTACGGGGGTTGATGATATTCCAGTCAGTGGTCTAAGGGCTGTTAACATTGGGAGTGGATTTGTAGCGTTTATAGATGACCAAGGGAAAGTATGGGGTATTGAACGTACTCCTACTCAAACTGCAGCACCTTCTGGTCCCCCTGCTTCTTACTATTCTGGTCAAATTGCAAATCAGGCGAGGCAGCTTGACCAGTACGACCGGGATCTTAATTTTCGAATTCAGAGCACAGCTGCAGAATTGGCAGAAAAGAAGAGGCAATTTGCTATCACGATTGGGATGGAAAAGCAGCGTTTGGCCGCTGAAATTGATATGCTTAACAAGCGCCTCCGGAATGATATGGCCATTGCTCAGCTTGACGCTAAGACCCGTCTCCAAGTTGCCAATATTGAGGCAGCAGTTTCGCGGAGAGGTCAAGATGTAGAGGCGCGGAGAATTGCCGTTAACGAACTTGGTAGCGATGTTATTAGGCAATCTCTATTTATTACTGGAATTCCAGAAGAGGCGGGAAGGACTCCTCTTGAGATAACTCGTCCGGGGTTTAATCAACAGTTTGGAATCAGTAATGTAATTCCGGGTGCTGCTGGGGGCGCAGATTTAAAGTTGGGGGAATCCCCTATGGCGATTCGGGTTGGGGAGGCGGGAGAGGAAATCATTATTGCCGACAAGGGGCGGTTGGAAGTAATTCCTATTAGCGCCAATATGGCTGAGGGCGGGACCATCATGACGGGGGTTAACATGATTCCGCAGAGGGAGGAAGCTTTCCGTACAATTCGGTTGGCTTTAGATAGAGCCTTGCAGGGTGGTCGCGCCCCGGCTTTTGGCGGATTAACTCTTCCGCTTAAGGTTCCGGGGATTGAGACTACGGTTGCCCCCCCGGAGAATATAGCCCGAAGATTGCTTGGGATGCGCCCTACAGACCCAAGACGACAGCTAATTCTCTCCTATCTTAGCGCGGCAGGAATCCCTGTGGAAGAGGCGTTGGCGCGTGCTCGTGCGGCGACTCCCGTGGCGTCTTACAGTGGACTATCAAGGGTAGCGTAACTTGGGCATTCTTAGTTGGGAGCGGGCTCGTGACCGGAGGAATCTTACCGCTGTGGAGAATAAGCGGGCTGAGGCGATGCGCCTCTTCCGTGAAGCGGACCAAGCTAGTATGCGGGATTACGTCTCTCCGCAAATGCCGGTCAAATTCGAGTCCGGTCCCTCCCCCTCTGGAATGTTTACGGACCCGCTCAAGCTCCAGTTCGGTCCGCAGAATCTTGAAATGAAAATACGGTCAGGAGCGCTGTTGACTCCAGAGGAAACCAAGCAAGCCTTTGATATGGGGTACAATCTTAGGTATGGTTCGGAGGGTGCCCGCGTGGTGGGAAGTCCAGAGGAGGCAAACCCCACAATGGTTGGGGGTGTTGATATTGGTTCTCCTGCTGGGGAAGCTCCGATGCCGGGGGCGTTGGGAAAGGTTCCAGGATTCCGGACCCCTGCTGAAATTGCAGCGACTCTCGCTACCGGCGGAATTGGACCGATGGGTCCGCTAGCTAAGGTGGGGATGCTGGTTGGGGGTTCTGCCGGTGCCTTCCTTGGCGGTAAGGGGGCTATGGAGGTAGGGTTACCTCCGGCGGTTGGTGAACTTGCCGGCGGTTTGGCTGGTGGCATTGGTGGTACGGCTGTGGCTGAGCGGGTCGGACCTGTTGTTGGCAGAATGACTCGTGAATCGGTTAGTCGAACACGGGTTCAACCTGGAATGGGTGGGGGACCGTTGGGCAGTGATGCTCTTCGCGTTGCTGCGAACGCTGTTCAAGATCAGATTGGATTCGCTGATAAGATGCGGCTACAGAAGCTGGGTATTGACCCACAGGCTATTGATGACCCAGCAACCATTGCTCGCATTCGGGCCGAAGCTCCTGATATAGCTCAAAAACTTGAACCGTTCTTCCAGCAGGTTGAGGGTGGCCCTGGTGGTACGGGAACTTTCCCCGGCCCAGAGACTGAGGATTGGATACCCAAGCGTCCGACTGATATTGGTGACATTCCCGAAGCTCCAGAGGCGGGGGGCTTTCCTGATAGGTTTGCAGGAAAGGCGCGGGCGATTCAGGGAGGTCCCCCACCTCCGGAGCCTCCGCCTGCCGGTGTAGGTGGGGATGAGCCGCTCAATCGCCTAATTAATCTCGTCCGTTCGGCTAAGAAGCCTCTTCATGAGCAAGAGATTCTCCGGCATGAGGAGCTTGGAAAGCGTATTGGGCGTGCGGGTGAGGTTATCAGAGGGGAAGGTACAGCAACACAGCGGTTACGGGCTGCGAAGGGTCAACTGGCAGGCGAGCAGCCTGTGGCGCAGTTTGAAGCGGTAAGACCGGCCTTTACGGACGATGAGTATAACCAGCTTCTTGATAGGGCGCTGTGGCATGAATTTCCGCACCCAAGCGTGGAGCTAGGGCAGATAAGCTTTGAGAACATGCGGGCTGGTGATGCTTTCGAATCACTTATGCTTGGAAAGCTTCCGACTAGAAGTGATATTGGATTACTTGAGCAGGTGTACGGTCCAGACTTGGCCAAGGCTATTCTCGGTAAGCGTCCTTTGGGAAGTAAGGCTTGGGAGAATACTCTGGACGCTGCTGCTCTCCTCAAGACAGCATTGACGGTCTTGGACCACAGTTTCCCTGGCAGGCAGGGGATTAAGCTTGCTCCCTCTCACCCTAAGGCTTGGACTAAGAGTGCGGTTCAGGGAGCTAAGGCTCTGTTTAATCCTAAATTTGCTGCTGCTGTGGATACAGAACTTTTGACGGATGCTACGCCGATTTTGGTTCGGGTAGCCCCCAACAAAGTTAAGTATATGCCCTATGCAGATTTTAAGAAACTGGCGGGTATTTACCACGCTTCATTGGCTGAATCGACTCCTATCGGTGCTCGTGAGGAGGCGTTTATGTCTAGGTGGGCTCGGTCGATTCCGGGTCTTGGGAAAGCAATAGCGGCGTCAGAGCGGGGATTTGTTACGTCCGGAAATAAACTTCGGTCTGACATCTTGAAGAATTGGGCTTTGGGGGTAAATTCGACAGGTGAAGCTATTGACCTTAGCACGGGGAAAGGATTTGCTAATCTTTTAAACAGGGCGACGGGGAGGGGAACGCTTGGCGCTTTGGAGGAAGCTGCTCCGGTCCTAAACGCGTTCCAATTCGCGCCTCGTTATCGCGCGTCGCACCCGGAATGGATAGCCAACCTATTTAACTATCAAAATCCGGCGGTGGCAAGAGAGGCGTGGAAACAGGTTGTTTCCTTTTACGCTACCGGTATTACTATTCTGGCTGCAATGAAATATAGTGGGATGGCGAGTGTTGAGGTAGACCCTCGTTCCTCCGATTTCGGTAAGATTCGGGTTGGGAAGACTCGTATTGACTTTTGGGGTGGCACTCAACCCATTATTCGGGCTGTGGCGATGGCTGCAACTCAAAGTCGGAAATCGTCTACAGGGCGTATTTTTCCTATTAAGCCCCACGATGTAGTTTGGAATTATCTGAGAATGGGAATGTCACCCGCAGCTAGCGTGCTTACAGACATTTATGCGGGGACTACAGTTGTTGGTGGAGAACTTAAGGCAACGCCAAAGGGAGTAGGTACTCAACTGTTTGACCGTCTTATTCCCCTTGCATGGCAGGATATTATACAGGCTGTTAAAGAGGATGGATTGCGTGGGGGGTTAATGGCCTCTACTTCTCTAGGTGGGTTTGGGGTTTCCTCCTTTGAGTCTCCATCCGTAGAGCGGTTACGGAAGTTTAAGGAAAAGACAGGGTATGACTTCAATGTTGAGAGTGCGTACGACCGGAAGTTGATGGAGACAGACCCGACCCTTGCTCCGCTAACGCAGGAAGTTAAGAAGATTGGTGAGGCGGCTGGGTTTGAGGGGGCTAAAATTAGCGCTGCCAAGCGGACTGCGGTGGAGAAGGCGGAACAGGACCAAGGAATAGTCCGGTTGGCTGAAGAAATTCAGGCCGGTGGGAATGCTCGAAATTGGTCAAAGGTCCGGTCTGATTTCCTCTCCTTCCGGGCCGGTGTTCAGTCGGTGTGGCCGTTGGACATAGACCCGAATACCCCGGCGGGTAAATTGGCAGATGAATACTTCTCTCTGAATCCTAAGGCTCCAGAGTTTACTGATGCGGAGGGAGAGACAGATTGGAATAGGTATGAAACGGCACGCGAAGCGGTCCTCGCCAGAATGGACCCGCAAGATGCGCAGACTATACGAGAGGCGGATAAGTTTACCAATCCGGCTGCTGTGGCTATCGATAGGGAGTTTCGTCAGGCGCGGGACTTGTTGAAGCAATTGGATAGCACAACCTCTAAGTGGAACGGACTTACGCCGGAGCAGTCGAAACAGCTTGACGAGTTTTCGGCGGAAGTTAGTCGGCAGGCTCCGATATTGGCAGCACGGGCTGGAAGACATCTTTCTGAACTGGAGGTAGCTGATTATTTGGCAAAGCAGCAGGGGGAGTCAGGGTTGGCACAATGGTTTGAAGCGACTCAGAGCACGAAATTCCGGGAGGCGAATCGTAATCCGGAGTATGACCAATTCTTGGCTACTAATAGGGCTGTAATCTCAAAGTTCTTCCCAAGAATGTACAGTCAAGCAGAACTAGAGCGAATAGGGGCTATAACGCCTGCAGAGGACCAGGGATTCGGTCCTATGCAGCCGCTATCGTCTTTTGAGCCAATGGCTCCGATGTCGGGACGGTAGAAGGAGGAATTAAGTGGCGAAAAAGGCTTCCGGGGCTCAAGACCCGCTGGAACAGGACCCTAGTTCCGAGGCGAACGTACAGGACAAGGGTTCCGAGAATGGCGGTGGGAAAGTACAGGAGCTTGACTTGGTGAAGATTCGGGAAAGTCTTCTCTCAGACGAGTCCTTCCTGGAGCAGGTATACGGTAATGAATCCATTCAGCGTAAGTTTCAGAGTGAACGGGACGCTCACGCGGAGCGAATAGCTATGCCTCTCCGACAGAAAATTGAAGAGTTGGAGAGGAATATAGCTGCTGGTCGTGTGGACCCTATTGCTTTGGAAGTTGAGAGGTTGAAGGCGGAGGGTGACTTTGAAGGTGCTCTCCGTGTGGCGGAGGACCACGCCCGCTTGACTTCCAGGGAAGCACAGGCGGAGGAGCGGGGAAGACAAGCAGCGGGCCAAGAGATGATTCAGCGAATAGCAGCCCGTGAGGAGTTTTCCTCTCTGACAGAGGATGATTGGCGACAAGTTTACGCTGATGCGGCGACTGAAGCGACCCGAAAAGGTCAGACTTACATTACCGTTGATGCCTATGTAGCGAGGGCCGCGAGAATTGTTGCGGACAAGGAGAAGGAAATGGTTACGTCCCAAACCGGGGAAGAGCTTGAAAAACTCGTTGAGGAGAAGGTTGAGGCTCAACTTAAGGCGCATGGCCTTGAACGGAGAAAGGCAGGAGGTGGACCGGAGGATATTGCCGGTGGAGGCGGTGGGGCTGGTGGAGGATTAACGGACGACGAAGCAGCAAATATGTCCCAAGATGAGTGGAACGCTTTATCCGATGAGGATAGGCGGGGTATTCTTCAAAGGGCATCTAAAATGGCAACAGGCCAAAAGGAGGAATAAGCGTGGCCTATGTTCAGCGAACAGACGTGGCGGGGTTCGTCCCAGCCATTATTGTTAAGGAGTATCTTCGGTACACGATGCCGAACCTGCAGGCAATGAACCGCGTAACGCGGGCGGACCGCTTTGCAGGAGCGGCCAACTTTGGGGATACTATTCAGGTTCCTACTCACTTGACACGGTTGGGGACCACACAGCTTCTAACCGGTATTGACGGGCAGGGTGGTGAGGCAGACCCGGTTGCTGTCACCTTCACTTCCCCGACTACCGGTAACGTGCAACTACTTATTAGTCAGTGGTGGTATTCCGCTTTCCAGCTTGGTACTTACGCGGCCCATCTTGCTAACCAGGACCTCGGAAATATCCTGGAGCAGAGTGCCCGTGATTCCCTTGCCGTGAAGATGGATTCGACCATCACGGACGAGTTTGACACCTTTACTACAGTGATTGGTACAGACAATGTTCCTCTTACTGATGGTGATGTCCGGCAGGCCAATGAGGGTTTGGACAACGCCGATGTTCCAGAGAACGACCGAAGTTTGTTCATTTCCGGTAAGGAAAAGAACACGTTCTTGGGCATTGAGAAGTATGTATCTTCTCTCTTTGTTGGTGCCGCCCAGCCTGTGGTCCGGGGTCAGCTTGGTAACTCTCTTTACGGGATGCCAGTTATCGTAACCAATAACCTCAAGGCGGGGGCAGCTGGGAAGAAGATGAGTATGTTCCACAGGTCGGCAATCGCTGCCGCTATTCGGCAGGATGTGGAGCCGTTTATGCTTCGTAACCCGAACTCTTTGGCGGATGAAGTCGCGTTCTATGCGATTTGGGGAAAGAAGGTCTTGAGGGACAACCACGGTGCGGAGATTGATAGTCGATAAATGACATATGAGCAATCGCTAACTCTATCACGGTATGCTGCCGTTCTAATCGCTATCGTGATGGGACTAAACAGTTAGGAGGGGTAGCCTATATGGGCCTGCCAAATATTCGGGCTGACCAAGATGCGTTTAGTGCGTGGTTTTTGCAGCCCGGTGGAATTGACCCTGGGGATGCCTTAGGGTTCTTCGGCGTGGCAACCGCGTCGGAGCGGCAATCGTTAATTCGACGGGGATTCATCTTGCTTGGGGAGGTGGTGGGGGATATGTCGAATCCGGAGGACCCCTTGATAATTCGGCCCCCCACTATGACTCGCTGTGAGCAGGCTCTTGCTGAGCTTAGGCGGCGGGTTCCGGTAGAGCGGGACAGGCTTCTCCGGTTAATGCGGGAGTCGGAGGCGGCATCCACGGATACTGGCCTTCCAATGAGTGAACGTCAGATTTATAGGGAGCGTGCAGAGGCTTTTCGCTTTAAGATAGCGGAGTCCTATCGGGTTTTGCCAATTCGGAAGGCGGAACGGACCAAGCTGGAAAGGGAGGCTAAAGAGTTAGAAAGCATTGCTTCTGACACTAACAAGTTGGATGATGAGAGGCGGGAAGCTAGGGACGAGGCACGCCAGATTCGACGCAGGATAGAGTTGGCGGAAATTGCCCGTCCCTACACCCCGGCGGCTCTTCGCCGGTACTTCCTGTTTTCTCATCGAATCCAGATAGAAAACCGCATTCCGAAGCCACACTGGCAGATTCAGGAGAGGCTCCAGCAAATTGCGGCTCTTGAGGCAGAGGAAGCGGAATTGGCAGTTCAAGATACGCATCAAGCGCGGGCTATCCTTGAGGATGAGGAAGAGCCGGTTCCCGCGTAGAAAGGAGAGATATGCCAGCCGAGGCTGATAGGTCAATGACAGCAGAGTTCCCGTGTGATACTGCAACCTGTGAGAATGTGATAGAGTTGGTCATTCCTACGTCTGATTCTGGTGTTTTAACGGTGGTTCTTTGCACCAATTGCGCGAAGTCTTACAACGTTACGTTGACTGTAGCTGATACGGCGTAGAAAGGAGTATAATGGCAAGATTAGAATTTGACTGCGATACTTCTGGTTGTGGTAATGTCATTCACACGGAAGTCCCGATTGGCGAGGAGATGCATCGGGAGTGTAGGTGTACCAATTGTGGGGCTGTATTTCACGCTCGTGCGGTAGTTTATAAGGAGGAGGGTACAATGTTGGGTCGTGCCCCTGAGCCCGAAGAAGAAGGTCACGAAGAGGAGCCCGAAGAAGAAGGTCACGAAGAGGAGCCCGAAGAAGAAGGTCACGAAGAGGGTAACCAGTTTGGGAGACTGTTAGGAGATGAGCCTGTTCCGGCTTAAGGCTAAGCTTAGAATGGCTTCTATGATGGCCGGTAAGAGTCATCCCGATGGAAAGTTTTACATGACTTGCTGGCGGGACGGCACTCGGATGGAGTCCAAAGACGAGGGAAAGAGTTTTTATTGCCCGAATTGTGGAAAGCGGTACGAAGGTGGTAACGAGGGAACACAGCCTAACCTTACATGACCCTCACGTGGAACTTTGGCACCAAGAGGGCGGGAATCCCATGTTTACCTATTTCCATGTTCCCATTGGAACAAGGAGGGAACTGGTGGATAGGGAATTCCTTAAAGTAGGGAAAAAGTGGCTGGCAAGTATGGCCAAGGATGGGTGGATTGCCCAAGAATCTTCTGTGGCCTGCTTGGGTCCTTACGTTATACCTGACTACACTGAGCTTGATATGGTTCAGTATTTTATTGGGGCCACATTCATTCGGAGAAAGCCTCAAATTTTGACCATTGAACAAGCGGAGACTATTGAGAGAGCCCCTCGCACAAAGAAGAAACCAGGGCGTGACGTTCGAGAGTTTCTAAGTAGATTACAGCAGTTAGGGCCGGTGGTTTTAGAGGTGGCGGCTGCGCAGAACCGTTACGCTCAAAAGAAGGCGGAGGAGGAGCAAAAGCTCCGCGAAGAGGTGGAAGAGATAAACAAGAGCCATCAGAGAATATGAGGAGGACAGAACGATGGCATATCCTTTGGTTCAGCGGCGACTGCTCCCAGAAGGTGGACCCTTCGCTCCTACAGCAACGGTAACCACTGTTATTGGTAGAGTTGGGACAGAGCCTTCGGGAGAGCGAGTCATTGGTGCTAGTTGTCGAGTGATTCAGGCCGGGAATGGAACCGGAACAGTATCCCTAGGGAAAGGTGGTACCGTTACCGCGTTCATGACCACAGCCAATGTTGGGGCTGGAGTGGCTGGGGTGAAAAAGACTGCTGCAGGGGCGGACCTAGCTGGTAACGGAAGTGAATACGCAACTGCAACAACGGTGGTTGCGGATTACATTGTTGGCACAAATACGGTTCATCCAATTGTCCGGTTTTGCCTGTTGGTCGTTGCCGGTGACACGTGGGACGACATGCTTGGAGTGTAAACAGTGGCTGAGAACGAGTCTAAAATCTTACTGGCAAGTGCGGCCCGGATTGCTGACGTTACGGCGGAGGAGAGAAATCACCGTTGGCGTGGTATACTTGTTTCCGTGGATGTTACTGCTATAGTTGCCACGCCTTTAGTAAGACCTAGGTTACAAGCAAAAGATGGCGCTGGGGCTTTGTATACGATATGGTCGGCAGCAGCCGATATTGCAGCGACCGGTAAGTTTAGTTATTTGCTGTATCCTGGAATTACTGTTGCTGCGTTTGTGGGTACAGAAGCGGCAAATATTCCTATTCCGTTGGAATGGGCTTTGTTTATGGACCATGCCGATGCTGATTCTATTACCTACAGTGTTAAGCTCGATTACCTGAGCTAGGGGGGAGGTGAACGGTGCCAGTCCGAATTAGCAAGGCGGACGGTGGGTATAGAGTTTCCACTCCGGGCGGAGTTAAGGCTAAGCATGCTAGTAAAGAGAATGCAGAGGCCCAGAAGAGATTGCTCCAGGCTGTGGAGCACGAGTTTAAGCCGACCGGAAAGCGTCGGAAGTCAACCCACAATCCCGGCCACGTTCCGGGGCACATTCCGTTTGGGTCTATGGGGGATATGAAGAGATTCCATCCGCAAACGATGGAAGAATTTCGGAAAATGATGGGGGATTAGATGGCGAGTATTCCTTTAGTTTCTCTTGTTAGGACTCTAGCTCATCAGCTTTATGCTGGGTCCTCCCGTCTCCCTGTGGTTTTTTCAGTTACAGACACGATAGGGGCTTTTCCAAATTCGACTCTTATTGACGCTGCCAAGTTAAAATTCGCTGATGCGGATGTGAATTTAGTTGATGGGGTATACGCTCGGATAGATGAATTGGTTGGGGCGGGTCCAGCTAGTGGCTCATGGAGTAGGGTTAAAGCAGCTGGATTGACTCCAGCAACAGGTACTTTAGCGCTCTCTCCGGATTTGTCGGCGGCTATTCAAGCTGGAACAGATTATAGTTTGCATCTTCTCCGCCCGGACATTCTTCTTGAGGCGGTTAAATGGGCTATAGGACAGATACCGCACAAAGCTTACGGGCCGGTGTCTCTTGTAGCTGACGCGGATATGGAAGCTTCTGGAGTTACGGAGTGGCCGTTGGGTGGGGCGGGTGTGCGCACTAAAGTTACGGTAACACCCAATGTGTGGGCTGGGAAGCAGTCTCTGTTTATGGATAATGCAGGGGTACTTGATTACGTTCATCTTCTGACTGCTGTTCCCGTAAATCCTGGGGAGCAAATGTTTCTTTCTGCTATAGCTAGGGCGTCTGTAGGTACAGCTAAATTAATTCCACGTAACGCGACCGTTCCGGCGGATATACTTCCGACTCCTAGTTCTACCTCAGGAATGTTTGTAGAGTTGCTGTCGGAGTTTACTGTTCCGTCTACTTGTAGAACGGTAGATATTCAACTGCAGGGATTGGAGGCTGCAGCAGAAACTTATTGGGATGACGTAATTCTTTTGAGTAAAGACCGTCGGCATCACCCCCTACCGTCTTGGGTTGATAGACCGGGAGACGTTTTCTCTGTTGGTTATTGGGATAGGGGTTCTGGGGGTTCGTCTGACAATACCTATCGTGTTAATGAAGGTTTGTGGCGAGAATGGCCATGGTGGGCCATAGTCCCTGACCCCGCCGCTCTTGTTCCTTATAAGTTGGAACTGAATCCTCCTCCCTATCAGAGAATTTACGTCAGAGCGTGGAAGAAGTATGCTAAGCCTACACTTGATTTGGATACTACCGAAGCTGATGAAACGGCGGTTTTGGCTGGGGCTAGGGTATATATGAGAAAGCTCATATTTGAGGGGTCTATTCTGGATGACGTTCCGGAGGTGTTGGCTGCGCTCAAAACAGTTGAGAAGGAGGATGATGCTGTTTGGAGTGCAGCTATTGACCGGACAGAAGGAATAACTGTTACCCGAATGCGGGGACTCCGGAAATATTTGGCGGGTTAAATGGTTGGTCAAAAATTAGTAGCTCCGGGTTCTGTTAAGATAAGCGGAAAAGTTTATCTTGTGGCTCGCGACCGGGATGGTAAATTGGTGTACACTCATAAGAGTGGTCCTGTGGAGCGCGGTCTTGGCTTATGGGAAAAAGTGGCATTTAGGGACGGATTGGCTGGAATGGGATATTCTGTCGAAACTCCGAATGCGCCAGAGGAGGGTTTCTACTACTCCCAAAAGTGCTTAAATACGGTAGCGGGGGCGCTCCAGCCTAATCCTTTAGTGACAGTATTGTCCTCTGCTATGACTACCGAAGTTCGTCATTTCTTCGAAGCAGAAGATTCTGCGGGAAATTTTTATCTTTACGCGTTGGGAGTTGGTGAGATAGCTAAAATTAAATTGGGTGCTACACCCACATTGGTGAGTGTTTTTACTGCCTCTCCCATTCAATCTACGGATAAATTTGGTAAGCCTGTTCGGTCACGGATTGTAGAAGCTGCGTTTCAAAGCGATGCGTTCCAGGAGGACGCTTTCTCTACAATTGATTCGGACCAGTGGATTCTCCCTGTAGATTCTGGTAAGCGTATGATTGAATTAACTCAAGTAGGGATAGACCCGACGGCGGATACGTGGAATCTTAGGGAGGATGTGAGTACGGGAGCTTCACAGTTTGCTATAGCGGCGGAAAATTTTTGGAGAGCCGTATCCTCTGATTTTGGGACTAAGATTAGTGCTTGTGACATTCTAAACGACCCAGCGGTTGGGGTAAATTGGGGGGATGAATTTCCAGTCGGTGACCAGGGTGCTAAGGTTACTGCCCTAATTCCCTTACATAGGTTTGTTTTTGTGATTACAGAGGGGAATATTTTTGGGGCTACAGAAGATTTTAATGCAGATGTAGCTGGGGGAGCGATTAGTTTTTCTGAAATGCTTCCTGATATGAAATTTCAGAAGGAATTAATTGATGGTGCACCGGTAACGGGAATGGGGGCGATAGGATGGGATGCGTCAGTTTTAATTCCGGCTCCTTACGCTCTTTATCAACACAGTATTTCTGATTATCGAATGGTTGGGCCAGATTCATTTCTCGGAAATAATGGCATTGAGCCTAACCTAACGGACCAAATACGATTTGGTCGCCAAAGAGGAATGGATACAACTGGACATTGGATTTACTGTATATATGAAATGGCAGATGGTAGTGGATTTTATATATTGGCTGGTAGGAAAAGAAAGGATGCAGAGGGCGGAATAGAACCGTTAGTGTGGCAACCTATTTACTATCGGGCTACAGGCCGCGCTTTGGCTATTCGTGTTACCCGTAATGGTGTGGGTGACCCTCGGTTGGTGTGGTCAGTGGATAATGGGGATTTTGAGTGGATAAGTTTAGGTTTGGATGGGGGACCATTTAAGCCGGGGGGTTCTTACGGAAAGGCTGGGGATAGTGGTATTTGGTTTGGAAAAGAGTTTGACCTAGACGAACCGGGTACACCCAAATTGCTACGGGAAGCAGAAATAGTTGTGGATGGAGGAGTAGCTACTTTAACGTGGCAGAATAAGGTTCAACGTGATGGTGGGGCAGCGGATAATGTTGGTAGCGGAATTACTGTCAGCGGGACTCAATTTTTTGCCTCTAATGTTTCCGCTCGACGTATACGTCCTATTATTCAATGGTCCGCCGCTGGCGGGTATACTCCTGCTGGTAACGTTACTAAAGTGCGTAAAATTATATATCGGGGGTCTTGGCTTCCTAACGTTTCGGATGAGTTTACCTTTCTTGTGGATATTCTTGCCACAGCGCGACGGCAGGGAGTGTCTCCTAAGAAGGTAAGATTAGATTTAAACGCTCTTGTCTTATCTGGGTCCTACTCTTTTATTGATTTGCATGGGGCTTCCGCTGTGCAGGTAATAGTTGCCCCTGTGGAATATATTGAGGGTACGGAGAAGATAGGATTAGAGGGACGAGAGATAGCTAAAATTACAGTTACAGTTCACGAGTTAAGTTAGGAGTCAAGCATGGCTGTAAAGCACGCATATCCTAGTGGAAAAGCAGACGGTGGGGATGCTACCAAGGTTCGACCTACTAATTGGAATGCAGACCACGTAGGGGACCAGACGCTAGACCGAAGTATGACTACACAACAAGTAGTAAGTAGGACTGACGAGGTTTCAATTTACAGCTTTTCCATACCGGCTAATAAGATGGGTTCAGACGGTGGTGTCCTTTTAAATCTGGGTGGGACAATACTTGCGAATGTAGCGGGAACTCTTACTGTAAGAGTAAAATTGGGCGCGACGACTATTTTAACCTCTACAGCAATGGATATAAACGACGCTAGCGTTACTTATAAGTTTACGCTAGAAATTTTACTAATGAATTTGGCAACAAACTCGCAAAAATGTTGGGCGAATTTTCAAGCTATAGCCAGTGTGGATACCCTTCCATTAGGTCGTCTTGACCAAACTGCCGGTGTTTTTGGAAATGGCTATAACGTAGCTGCTGAGGACACGAGTCTTGCCCGAACCTTTGATGTAACAGTTCAGTGGTCTGCCAGTAGTGCTAGTTTGGATTTCAAGAAGGAGATGGCTCTTCTCACGCTCGTTGCGCCAACACCTTAATGGCTACTGATAGGGAAATTCATCGTCTCAATGCCCTCCTAAATCATCCCATATTCATTAAACTTATGCAGGGTGGTCCCCTAGCTATTCCACAGGGAGGGTTTTTAGTAGAGGGAAGGCGTATTCTAGGGGGGTCCCCCACTGACGGGCAGGTTATGACTTGGGATGAGATTATTAGAGCATACGTTCCCAAGACTCCCGCTGCTGGGGGTGGTGGCGTTACTAATCATGCCCTGCTAACTAATCTTGACTACGCTAGCGCTGGGCACACCGGCTTTGTGGCGGCGGCTCTCTTCAACGCTCAGACCATTCTCGCCGCCGTCTCCGACGACACGCCCGTAGCTGTGACGGTGGCTGAGCAACGCATTCTTGGACGGAAAACGGGCGGCAACATCGCGGCCCTGACCGGCGCGGAGATATTGGCAATCCTGACCATGCAGGCTGCCGCAGACTTTAACTTCAATCTGCGGGAAATTCTTTCCATCGCAGCCGCCACAATGAACACCAGCGCGGCGCGATTTACCGACGTGAACAAGGCCATCACGTCGGGCAAGACGGGCGTTGTAGCTGCTGCCAATGACACGGCTGACTTCTTGGCGATGGTGCCTAGACCTGCGAAGTTTGTGATAACCCATGTATACGTATCATTTAAGGTCGCGCCTACAGTTCAGGTCACCATCCAGCCACGTTTAGACACGGCTGGGTTAAGTGCTGCTCCTTCCTGGGCGAACTTGAGTGCCGAAACGGCAGTCGTGGCGGCGAATAACTATGGCGTTCTTAAGACTCTAGCAACGCCAGTCACAGTCAGTGATTCCAACCGCCTTGGTTTCAGTGTCACGGGCGCGGGTGCGAACGGTGAGAACATCTTGGTGATGTTCGTAGGATATCAGGCAATAACAACTCCATGATAACCACCGAGCCCAACCCCCACACAGGCGGCAGGCGAGTCATCGGCCTCGGCACCGTAACGGCGGCTGAGGTACGCCGTCTTCGTACCACTGACCTTCGGGACGCCTATTTCGGCCCGGACGGTGCCAACCTACTCGTCTTGGATGGCATCGACTTCCGGGGTTACGACCTCCGCAACACGACGCTAGTGGATGGCTTTGTCCGCAACTGTGACTTTTCCACAGCACAGACGGACTATCTTTACTCGCGCCGGATGCAGTGGGAAATCAGCAACGTTTTCCCAACCGACACCGCCAGCGTCCTGAACCATGACATCATTGCGGCGATAGTGGGCAAGGCGCTGGTCAACCTAGCCGGGGTCGAGCGGGACGCGGCGGTGAAGCTGCGTGAGCACCTGCTTGACCTATCTACCTCCTGGAAGGACAGCATCGAACTGCTGATGCGTGTCCTGAGCCTGAACTTGAACGAGGTGGAGCGGTTTCTCCGCAAGGCGTTCACGGGCTACCCCAAACTCATTGCTCGTCTGGACGCTGTAGTGGCCGAGGGCGAGTTCATCCCTCCACGGGCGCTGGTTCAGGCAACCGCAACGCCGCTCCCAGGGCGGCAGCAAATCGACTGGCTGAACCTCCCCGTCCCCACCCACCGTGACGACCGATGGGAGATAGAGCGTCTGATTGAGGCTCAGCACGAGTCCATCGGCCCCATCAACGTCCACATCTACTGGCTCCAGCCAGAGGTTAAGCCTATCGTGTCCCTCTACGGCGACCTCCAGCCAAACCCTCCGTGGGGCTGGTGGCGTCGTGAAGGTTGGGAAATCTAGTGGCGTGGTGCAACGGCACCGGCGGCGAGGTCGGGATGCGGCAGCAGGTGGGCGGGCCGTGGCCATGGGCCGACTGTACCGCTACCGCCGTCTACGACTCTGATGTGACTCCGAACGGGGTACATACCGGACGTGCAGGTATCCTATTGCAGTCCGGCCAGCGTCTGGCCGACTTCCGTGGCCTGGCGTTCGACGGCAGCGCGACCTACGCCATCTTCGAGCTTTGGTTCAGGCTCGTGACGCCCAACGGGTCATCGGGCCAGGCCGACTCTCTGACAGTCAGGATGGGAGGTGTCGGTGCGGGTGGCGTACACTGGATAATTCGTGTCAGCACCACGGCATTCGTAGCCGATACCGTATACCTGCGGCGGTCGAACTCCGCAACGAACGTGGACTCGAAGGTGCTCCCGCTGGTGGGCTGGCACAAGTTCGCCTTCAAGATACAGATAAGCGCAGGCGCGGGGCAGTATGACATCGAGTGGTTCTACGGCAACGACTCAACCGCCCTGGCCTCGGAGGGGTCGTTCACAGCGGGCGCAGTCAACCAATGCATGGAGGACTTTGAACTCGTAGCCCTTGGCAAGCCGACGAAGGGACAGGCTCTGATGTGGGGCATCGATGACGTAGCGATGATGGACTCCAGCGGCTCAATACTGAACAGCGAACTCGCTACGTCTTTTGGCTACGTGCCCTGGCAGCCTGATTCGGACATCACTACCGGCTGGGGCAACGACGGTGGCTCTGAAGCGCATGAGTTCCGGCGTGTTGACAACTTCAACTCCGACGATGGGGCAGACCCCGCCGTAGACAACTGGCTTACACTCGCCTCCGGCGTTACGGGCACGGAGGAGTTCGGCTTCCCCGATATGACAGTGGGCGAGACGCCGCTGATGGTCATCGCCCACGCTTGCAGCCGCCTAGCTATCGGGGGGGAGCCCGACCTGGTGCGCCATCAGGTCGCAGGGGAGAGCGCCTACGAACAGCCCTGGGACATCGACGGCGAAGACCCCACGGGCGGCGGCGTGTTCGAGTTGAGCACGAAGTACCTCCGCACGACAGGCGACGGCAACCCGTGGACGGAGGCACGGTTCAATGCCTTCAGGGCAGGCTTCAAGAAGGACACAACGGGCGTGGCGCAACAGGTGGACAACTTCGGGCTGGAGGTGTTCGGCGACAACCTGACGGCCCCCGCACGGACGGTGGAGTACGTTCCCCCCGCCAGCGCGGGGTCAGCCCCGCCGGTAATAGCCCAGGTAATATGACTTTGGAGGAGGAGACTACCATGCTTGACTCAGCCGAACGACGACGGTTGGCGATGGAGTGCCTGCTCGCGGCGCACCAGCTGGAGGACGTGGCCGACGTTCTCCTCAACGGTTCGCCGGTGATGACGGTGTTGGTGAAGTTCAAGGAGCCGCTGAACGCGCTTACCGCGCTGGCGAAGGCGATCCCGCAAGAGGCGGCGGACTAGAGGAGCATAGGGAAAGGTAAATGCATATGCAGGAACCCCATCGGCACCTCGACTTAGACGAACGCCTCAAGTCCATTGAGATTAACATCACCAGTGGCTTCGCCGGTACTCACAAGCGGCTGGACGGGCTGAACGACCAGAACGCCAAGAACACAAAGTTCCGCGAGGAGATGCAGTGGGAACGGAGTCACGACAAGGACATGCGGGGCGAGTTTCGGGCCTGGCTGCTGGGGGCGGTGGCAGCGGTAGCGATGATAAACGGCGTGGTGATGGTGCTAGTCAAGTGAACTGTAGAGCCGCTGTACTGCTGTTCTTCGCTCCGCTGGCGTTTGGGTGCCTGCTGGGCATCGCCATAGCCAACAGCCTCATCACAGCCCTGGAGGATGCACAGCGAGAGCGGCGCGAGCGTGTGACGCGGGTCACTACGCCCTACTGGCGTCTCCCCGGCTCAATTGAGTCTGACGCTGTGAGGAACTGATGCGCTGCCCATTTGCCGTCTGGATTGGCTCGCCCAACTACTGGCCTGGCCGGTTGCCGCTAGAGAGCATCGTAGACCACATCGCCCAGGGGACGCTCGTCGGCACGGACGCCTGGTTCAACAACCCTGACAATGACCAAGCCAGCTCGCATTTCGAGGTCGGCAAGAAGGGCGAAATCCACCAGTACGTTGAGACCGACGACTCAGCGTGGGGGAACGGAGTCCTCCTGAAGCCTGACCTGACTGTCCCGTGGATTGCTCAAGCCTTCGCATCCAAGACGTATGCGGAATACTGGAGCCGTCACCCGAATCGGCGGACTATCAGCATTGAGCATGAGGGATACACGGGGGAGCCCTGGACGGAGGCGATGTACGCTTCGGACCTGCGCCTGAAGCGCTGGCTCTTGGAGACTCACGAGTTTGGCCAGTCGATTGAGGGCCATCTTCTACTCGGCCATCACCAGTTCGATTCAGTGAACCGCTCGCGTTGCCCTGGCACGGGCTGGCCGAAGGCGCGGCTGTTCGCAGACCTAATGGAGGACGACATGAGACCAGATGAAGTCATAGCGCTCATCAAGGCTCACGCGCCACAGGCCATTATGGACGCGCTGGCGACCCCGGATGGAGTCGCCTTCAAGGGGCTCAAGCGGGAGGTTGCGGAAGAGGCACAGAAACTCCTGACCGCTCACGCCGCGACTCCGCACGGCGGGACGGGCGGACTCACGACGGAGCAGGTCAAACAAATCGTCCGCGATTTAGTGAAGGAGTAGGCGTGATGGGACCATCGAGCTAGCGGGCCTCGTGCTCGTCCTGTTGTTGATGACAGTGGGGATGGCTTTCGTACTGCGTTCGACTCCTCCACCCCCAGAGCAACAGACAGGCAAAGACATAATTCTACCGGGCAGTGAAAGGAGACAGAGATGATAGAGACAGGACTCGGCGTAATGTTTGGGGCATTCCTTCCGCCCCTAATATCGTTCCTAAAGCAAAGGCATTGGCCTGTGTGGGCAAAAATGGTCTTGACAATCGGGTTGTCACTCGTAGCTGGAGCCGTAAGCTCAGCGATAGACGGAACCGTAAACTTTAATGGTGACCTAATTCATGACCCAGAGGGGCTATTAGCAGCAGCCGCCGCCGCTTTTACGTCTGCTACTGTGATTTATCGGACCTTCTTCCGAGACACCAATTGGAATGACACCCTAACGGGACCCTAACGCCAGTCTCCACAATCGCACCGTTTCGGGAAGACCCTCTTGTAGGGTCTTCCCTTTATAAATCAAGGGGTGCGCTAAAATAGCGCTTGTAGCGTCCATTAACTCACTTCCCCACAATACTACAGGGATTTCCCCACGGATAGCTACTCCAACCTCAACGCTTGTGCCAAAGGACCGCGAGGAAAAGTGGGCTAGGAGAATGGTTGCTTCCTTGGCTACTGAAATGTCTATCCTTGCAACAGATAAAGCTGCGTATTGGTCTGGACAGTAACCGCCCCAAGCCTTTAAGGGGTCAAATGTTGGTATTCGATTTCCCCGTAGGAAGGAGCGGGCTCTATCCCGCCAAGTCAACTCCGCTTCTAGGTCCTCTGTTGAGTCTATTGGTCCCCCCAAGTAAACATACACTAAATAACTCCTTTTATGGCCGTAATAACCTGAAATCCCGTACTCACCCACACTACAGGAGTGTCTAACTCTTTCTCCACCTTTTCTATCCGATGGTAAGCGTCGGGGTCCAACTGAGTTTTCCCTGCTAAGTCTGGTCTCCAGTAATCGAAGAACGTTAGAGCAATAAAATTGGGACAGCAAGCTCGCACCGCTCTCTTGGCCGCTTCCCCGTCCCAATTTCCCACACGACGAATTCTTTGAGTTACGGTTGTTCGCTCTGGTTGAATGTACCCGTCCGTTTGCTCAGAAAGCTTTTCCCAACTCATTTCAAAGGCGAGTGGGCCGGATTCTCCTGCGACTCGAATCGGATATGTTCGCAAGACCATAATAGTAAACATCCGGTCTGGGCGGAAGGGGACTCCAGCGTCATTCATTATTACGCCGGGAGTAATATCTCTACTCGTAGCGTAGGGGTAATGCCCAGAACGAGTAAGACTCAAGGCGTAACCCTGGCTACTCTCAATTACCACAGGGGTATCCTGGTTAACGCAGTCATTCGCCAAATCGGAAACCTCTCCTAAGTAGGGGTGCAGCTGTGGAATATCCTTAGCGAGTTTTCCAGTCCGCATAATACGGTCCGCCGTAGCACCGCCCACACCTTCGCGGGTTCCGGCGTACGGTCCCTCTCTTCCCTTATGCTTAGGTTCAATGATAGCACACATGGGGTCAATAAAGAACCGACCGCGTAGACTTACCCCAATTTTCTCTAGCTGCGGAATTTCCGTGCCTAGTAAATATTCGGGGTCTACTACAGCGCCTGGACCCAATGCCAATTTGGCTCTAGTATTGTGCCAAGCGCACGGAATGTGCCGCATTTTGTAAGTTTCCTCTTGGTAGCGCATGCTGTGGCCCGCGTTTGGTCCGCCAGTTCGTATTACTAGAATGCTGTTTAAGTTCTGTCTAAGAGGGTCTGTCAGCCATGCTGTGAAAGCGCCCTTTCCCTCGCTCCCGTATTGACCGCCCATAATAAGGTGTATCATTCTAACTCCTTAGGAATTCTATTACTCCATCGCTCCCTGTGCCAAGTTTCTACCTTTAGTGGACACCTCCAATCTCCAATAGACTCTAACCGTCGCTTGATGTCCGGTATGTACTCTAGCTCTTCGGGTGGAGTTTCGGTTATTATTTCATCGTAAACACAAAGGACTATTTTTGTGCGGAGCCCTCGTTCCTTCACAAAGTCCTGTAGGGTAAACACAGAGGATTTGAGAATCTCAGATACGCCAGTTTGAATTAAAAGGTTAAGCGCCTTGTAGGGGTCATCCAAATCAGGATTAAAATGTACGCGGCGACCATTCCATAGTCGTAGATAGCCCCGTCTTTGGATGACCGCCTCTGCCCTCCGGGCGACCGTCACTAGACCCGGATACCGTCGCCGGTACGCAGATAGCCACCGCTCCGTCTCTGATTCAGCCACGATTTCTAGACGCTCTTTCGTAAGAACCTCCGCTAAGTGTGAACGCCCGATTCTATAGATTGTACCAAGGTTAATCCGCTTGGCTACGTACCTATCTAATTTTACATCATCCGCTACCATTTGATGGACGTCGCCCTTTGGCTTCCGAAGCTCTTCTAACATTCTAACCTCATTTGCATAATGAGCAGCCATCCGGACTTCCATCTGCGATTGGTCATATCCGACCAACTCATTTCGTCCGTCCGCTTTGAATAGATAGCGAAGTTGATAGCGGTCATCTACTGTGGGAACTGCCTGGAGGTTGGGCTTAGAACAGCGGAGTCGAAGGGTTCGGGTCATCCCAGATGCTTTGCCCTTTTCATTGGAAGCATCCAATCCCCAGCCGCCCCGTACCCGTCCATTTCCCTGTCGGGAAGATTTGAGCCAAGGAACCATCCAAGTCCGAATAGCTTTATCAAGTCGTCGCCATTCAAGTACAGCTTCGACGTCATTATGCATGGATGGCTTTTCCTTGGCAGCCATCCGAAGAACCCAATCCTCAGTATCCGGAAGAGTTACCCCATGCTTTCCCTGAAAGAATTTAAGTAATTGTGTTGGAGAGTTAAGCTTGAGCCCTGGCTTCCACCGTTCCCATATTGCCTGTTCAATATCGAAAGCGTCCCGCCGGTAGCGTTGGATTAGAGTTTCCGCAGATGCTCATCAAACGCTATTCCGGCCCACCCCAAGTCGCCAAGAAACTTAGCCCATTGATTGTCACGGGCTACTAATTCGGGGTATGGGTCGCCCCGTTCTAGTATCTTTGGCTCAATGTATTGCCTTAAATTCCACGTAAGCACAGCGTCCGTTTCCGCTCGTGGAATAAGCACATCAAGTGGAACTTTGTACACATCGGTAATCGGAAACATGAGGTCTTCCGCTTCCTTAACCCCAAATTGGTCGGACATAATTCGCCGTAGGCCAAAGCGGGGTAAGGAGTCATTCCACAGGAGAGTCTGGAGGAGCGTGTCCCAAATCCGGATACTGCTCACGTCTACGCCCTCCGCACGTAGAAAATTCATATCAAAGGAGCCGAAGTTGTGCCCTACTATCTCAGTGTTGTCAACTAATGTCTGGAAGCGTTTGACCGCCTCCTCCGGCAGGTTAGTTATAAAACCTGCTGCTCGGAAGGGAACGCAAAATGTGCCCACGTCTGGGTGGTGGAGAGAAGCAACAACAATCTGACTACCCTCTGCCGGTTGTAGCCCTGTGGTTTCTAAATCCATTGCTACGGCAGGCTTAATGGCAAGCTCGGCTACCACAGACTGTAGCTGTTCAACGGAACTAATTAACACTTGAGATGGGGACCTGTTCGACTAATTGACGTAAAAATTCATTTCTTTGTTCGGTAGTATTGGCTTTCCCGTCCATATCTATTTGTTCCTCTAAGGCTATAGCATACTCAGGGTAAGCTTTGCAAAGGGCAATACCTTCCATTATGCCACTGGCAAAGAATAAAATTTCCCTAGTTGACTTTCCCCGTCCAATAGTGTTAGAGATAAATTTTAGAAATCTAACGGAAACATCCTCCATCATCTATTCTACTCCTTGGGGAAAATGAGATTGCATCCACCTAAAAATGTAGTCTATGACGGACTGGCAAGTTGGAATGTCCGGGTTGTCCGTACTCCCGGCGGGTTCGAACTGCATCCCAATGAGTTTATGACTAATTCGCTCTAAAGGAATTCCGTATTGTAAAAGATAACTGGTCTGTATCCCTATTACATCCAGTAGTCCATTTAGGGTACTTCCCCATTTTCCAGTCTTAACAAACAACTCTCCGGGTGAGCCATCTTCAAATAGTCCCACAGTAAGGTATATTTCGTGTACGCCACTTTTGGCATCTTGAATTTCAAACCGATGGGTTATTGATTGTCTACTGACTGAAAGCTTTGTCCGTATAGGCTCTGTCATTGCGCATTCTCCTAAAATACCAATCCGTGAATTGTCCCTTGAGGTAAAAATCTTTTACGGTACTCAAAACATCTAGCCACCAAATCCGGTTAACTATGATAGGAGAATATCCTATCCAGTGGTAAACTTCATCAACGTATCCGAAAGAGAAGATTACATAACTTCCAGTTAACGCAACTATTCCAACTTCATAAGGCGGCAACCACGCGTGGAGGTCCCCATTTTGGATAAACCATCGGGTGTACTCCTCACGGGCCAATTTATATCTGGCTCTCGCTTGTGTATAGTCCCAAGGTTTTGCCACTTTAAAACTCAGACTGCAATTCTACCCCTCCAGCTATGCCAATCCATACCCTGTTTCCAGTCTTGGTAACGCTTACTAGCCCCTTGGCCTCTAACCGGCGGCAAGTGCGGGCTGTCTCCGTGTCTGTCTCTTCTATCCGACGCGCTAATTCAGCCTGACTAATGGGCTCTCCGGCCCGCTCAAGCGTAACGAGTAGGCGAGCGTCAATGTCTGCCTCAGAGACTGTCACATCAAACACGCTCGTATCTCGTCCGTAACTCAGGATTTTTGGATAAGCCCATTCTGGTTCTTCCTTACTTGATACCCACAGACGGATATGAGTTCGGGCTGGTTCCGCCCTATCCTCTTTCATATCGCGAGTTAGAAGAATAGTCGGGTCTAACGACGCGCCGATGAATACCGAACCCCATGGGGCCATGCGTACGTTCTCCGGTTGGGCTTGGGCTTTGGTTGTATGGTGAACAATCATAAAGGCTGTTTTTAGGTCCATTGCCACATCGGTTAGTCCATCAATGAATTCACTTGCGTTAATCCCCCAATCTTTGGGGTCAAATCCTGTCTTGTGAAGAGTGTCAAAGATAGACAGGACCACGGCCTGCCCCTCTTCGTGCTGTACCCGTTGAATGTCTTCACGGAGATTGTGCACCCATCGTTTCTGTCGGTAACTAAACGGCCCCGCCGTCCATCGTATCGGTACGTCGTAATCCTTATTGCCATCTCGATAGAAAGCCAAAATATTTCCCATCCGTAGCTTTAGCCGTCTAGCCCGTCGGTCGTCCAAGTTGTAATACATGACTGCCCCATGAATTAGGATGGGAGCACCATGAAACTGTTTGGCCTCTGGACAGGCCACCGCCACAGATAGTTGAAGCGTGTTCCATGACTTGCGAGCGGACGGTTCTCCAACTACGGTGCCAACACAATCACGGTAAATGTAGGGTGGGACTATCCATTCAATACGCTCATCTATTCCCACTAACTCGCTGGCGTGACTCCAAACGAGTCGGTCCCCTGCTTTTTCGCTTACCTTAAGGTCAGCTCGGAGAACGTCTTCCCATAGGCGTTGTGGCGTATCGAATTTCTGATTTACACTGTGGGAGGCGACGCGGAAGATGTCGGCTAATCCGGCCCCGTTTTCCGCTAGGGTAGCCATTAACTTATAGAGAGCCCGTGAGCGGTCATCCTGCGTGTTAATGAAAAGGTCAGATACCGCGTCCGTAGGAACGCCATACTTTCCCATTAGGTATAGCGCATTCTCCCGCGTACCCTGCGCCGGTACTCCGGGGACACCCGTAGTGCCCACGGGAGTTACGGGGGTAACCGCCGTGGCAACCTGTAGGGCCTGGGCGGCATATGCGGGGGTATCCGCAGTCGTCTTGAGCCACAGGAGCTTAACCGGAAAGGGCGGATTGTACTTAAAATTTAGGGTTCCGGGGAGTCTGTGGACTTGAGTAATATCTTTGTCAGAGGCGTCCGCACCGAATCTCGCCGCGAGTCCAGAACATAACTCCTCAGTAGCTCTTGGAGCCAAATCATCGGAATGAATCCAGGCAGCTTGCGCCTTTCCCTCCGACGTTTGAACCACCACGTGCGGAGGAGGGTCCCAACTGTAAGGGTCAGCATTAGGCCCATCATGGTCAATCCAAACCAGCTTAGTTGGAAGAGCCGCTGTCTTTGTAGCCTTACCGCCTGCCTTGTACGTGGCCAGTCCAATCCATACTTCATGGCTATCCTTCACTTCCTCTACGGCGGATAAAATCTCATCCACGCTCTCCGAGAATACCCGTCGGACGGGTCCCGTCTTGGCCGGTTTAGCCAATAGGTACAGGTAACCGTCCGGCGAGCATTCCCGAAGCCACCGGAGGTAGCGCTCTGCCTCCGACACGCTATTTTACCTAGAAGTCCATTTCGGACTTGCGCTTAGCTCCGCTCGCCTTAGCCTTAGACGTTGCACCGGCTACGGGCTCCGTACTAAACTGCGGAAGCTCGCCGTCGTACTCCTTTATCCCAATCACGTCGTTCTGGTTCTTGCCATCGTAAATACGATTACCGATGGCTAGGGTGACGAGACGGCCACAAACCAAGGTAGCCGCCGCTTCGACCATATCCTCTTCTGTATCAAACGTCTCCTGCTCAAACTCTGCAACGTCCTCCTCGCCTATCGCCGCCTCCATCGAACGCCACCACCCTGTGGCCATGTTAATTCCAGCAGAAGACAGCGTGCTATTATTCCAGACTTTCCGGTTCTTGAACTCACCCTCTGCTAGGACGAAAGTCCAGGCTACGTAAGGACCTTTCGGTCCTTGCCGCAACTCTAAAGCTTCGACTATTCCTGCGTAAGGTCCGGGCGTTATGGGAGTATACTCTTCGGTTTCTCCACGCGCTGGCGGTACATAAGGCATCTCTTTCCCCTTTCGTGCTATCGCGTCGTCACGGTGTTTACCGGACTGGACGCGCTTATAAAAGTCAGCTAGACTTTGGTACGGGTCGTTTAGGCTTGTCTGCCGCCGTAACTTCCCGCTTTTCGTTCTGCTTATGCGGGGCATTGTCCGCTATGAACTGCTTAAGCATGGGCCATGTTGGGTTGGTAAGTCCCCTCCTTCCTGTCTCAGGGGTGAAAACTCCCGTTCGGTCGCGGCACACATATGCGCCGGACGGGGAGTAAATTAGCAGTTTCCGCTCCCGGATTGGGGGAGCTTCGCCGTCCTCTTCATCCTTTTGCTCAACCACAGCTAGCCGTGCAATGATATCTGTATAGTCACGCGCCTGACGACTAACACTTGCCGGTAAGTTAGGTCGATAACGCCGGTCTTGGTCGTCCGGCTCTCGCTCGCCACAGATGAGCATAAGGTCAATGGGGAGGTCGCGAAACCGGCGCAGGACTTTACCTAACTTGAGGGTTACGCGTCCGTGGTCGCGCAACTCCGCCGCATCAGTGAGACGGTTAGGGTCGCGGGCTTCCGCCTGCCCAACAACGTTCTCCAAATACTTAGCGGAAAGGTCGGTGTAAGAGTCGATAGCTACGCCCGCAAACTCTTTGTGCGCCCCTGCGGCGAGGTAATCGTAGACTTCCCAAATTTCGTCCGGCTCCGTGATGTTCCACACTGGAACTTTCATTCCAGCGGACACCAGCGTTGTTTCACCCTGCTCAACGTTAATCATAAGAAACCCGCTGGTTCCCGCTAGATGCGTCTTTCCGGCACCGTTAGGGCCGTAAATCAACGCATTAAGTGGGGGCATCACGTCACCGGATATGTGAATCTTACTGTGCAATCTGGGTCACCTCCTCAAATATCTGGGGTATATGTTTGTCGCAAACGTAGCGAACTCCTGGCCTACCGTCATACCTTCCATATCCAACATAAAGAGCACTATGACGCCATTTCGCGATAGTGGGTGGACAGTGAGTTACAGCACAGGAACCACAATTTCTACCACTATCGTCTGATTCCAGAAGGTCTATTTGGTCCGTCTCAATCTGCAAAGAGGTCAAGTTGTTCCTCCTTTACAAACAGTTCATCCTTTGTGAAGTCCATATCCAAGCCATCAAGCTCTCCCTTACAAATCGTGTTGAATGGGCAATCCCACAGGCAGTCCTTGGTCGGGTTGCGATAGCGAAGCTCTGGATGCAGGCGCACTAACTCCATTTCATTATGCTCGACTTTAATCTGCGCTCCATACTTTTCCATTTCTACAGCGGAGCGGTATACCTTTAGCCTATGGAACCATTTCTTGGCCCGGAGCCGCTCAAGAAAGTTTTCATATTTAGCGTCGTAGACGCCCGGACCTTCCTTTAGTGCAGCTTCGTAATCCTCCGGTGTGCAGGTCAGGTTACTGGAGGCCACAGATAAAGAGCCATCTTTATTTCTAATCGGCGGATGTGGCACCTGCTTTAGTAGGAAGTTGTAGAGCATACCGGCAGCAGGTTTATTTGGAAGCCAATATCCGTCGGGGTTGACCATCTTACCGCCGATACGGATTTTCCCGTTTCCTGCAATTAACTGGTCATATGCCCAGCAGTAAGTGCTCGCTTGGTCATCTAATTCTAGCCATCCGGCTTCGGTGTCTATCCCACTTGTGGTCTTATGCTCTAATAGCCAAATACCGTTGGCGTCCTCAATCACGCCGTCTAAGCGGAGAGTAACAGTTAGGCTCTTATTTACAGGGACTTCCGCGTAAAGCTCTGCCCCATGCACATCGAAATCGTCGTTATCTTTAGCCCAGCGGCAGTAATGTTGCACGATGCCACGGGCAAGGTCCATATCAGCGTTTAGGCTGGTCCGTTGCTCTTCGTCTAAGCGGTCGTAGTTAACGGCGGTTATGTGGGCTTGGAAGAAGTCTTCCATGGCGTCCGTGGCGCTAACCCTAGAGTAAAATGCCTCCAGGCCAATGTGGACCGCCTCGCCTACGAAGAGTTTAGGGGAGCGCTGCTTTGGGAGGAGTCCCTGAACAAACTCGTAGTCCCACTTTTTTCGGCAGCGCTTGAAAGTCCGCCTCTCTGTCGT